TCATGTCGTTTTGTTTTTGTCGTGCGTTACCGAGGCGCGCCCCTCGTTTTGTTTTTAGTTATTTATTATGTTTATTCTTGAATCTTTTAGCATTTCGCAAAACATTTGTTGTAATTGGTTAGCTTCTTCTCTTGAAATACCTTTAACGATAACTTCGTATGGTTGCTCCATTAAACCATTAAATACACATTTTGCATTGTAATTGCTGAATCTTAATGTCTTTGCTACTGTTTGGTGAATTGCTTTCATTTCGTTTTGTTTTTTGTTTTGTGCCTTATTGACCTTACAAATGTACTGCTTTATTTTTAATACACAATAGTTCTTGACACTTTTTTAACAAAAAAAATTAAGGTTTTTTCTAAAAGTCAATGTTTACAAGGGTTTCAGCACGAAAAAAACTTTTTAGGAATTTGCATTTTGTCACAAAATTAGGCTAAATGTGTGACGGAATAGGACAAAAAATAAGGGTAACCCCTGAAGATTACCCCTATAAACCTAACATGAAAAAAAGAAGTAGACAAATATACTAAATATTGTTTATCATTTTGTACTTGAGCCAGTCCATGTAAACTTTATTGTTTACTGAATAAGCTGAACGACATCCGTCTTTGCAAAGCAATGAATGCATGATTGTACCCGCCGAAGTCGTATAGGTCTTGCTTAGTCGTATGTTAGGAGTTCCGCAGTTAGGACACTCCCAACGTTCGCCACCTCGCAACGTAGAATAGTTGACTTTGTGTTTAGAATAAGGACGTAATTTGTCGTAAACCTTTTCTAAAATTACGACATCGTTTTTGCAGTACTCAACCATGTGGTTTAAAGCTTCAGGGTCTTTGTCGAAAATAATCTTTTTCCACGTGTCGAAGCCCCCAGTGTCCACCTTGCCACCAACTTCTAAATACTTAGCTATATAGTCTAGTTTATTACTATTAAAATAGAACCCACTTTTAGCGTATTTAAGCGTATCAATAGTTCGGTATGTAGGAAACATGTCAATGTCGTGGTAAATACACCGTGTGCGTAACCATTTAATGTCGAACCTATCCCCGTTGTGTCCGATTATTTCGTCTGCTTTGTTGAGTTCCTGAATAAACTTTTTTAGTAGGGTCTTGTCGTCTTGTTTCTTGTCCCATGTCAACGCATGGACTTTGTCTTCACCTTCCCACTTCCAACAAACGCAAATAATAGCGCGTTCCTTTACTATATTATCGTGTGAGATGTTAAGGTTGTACCCGATTCGCCAACTTGTGACTATATTCGGGCTTGTCTCAATGTCGAAAAATAGTCTTTTGCGTGTCATGGTCTAAACGTTTCGTGATAGTCCGATAATCGATTGAGCCAACCCCTTCTAAATTTTGCGTTTTTCATTCCGGGCTTACTAATTGCAATAAAGAACGCTTCACGAAGTCTAATAAGTTCATCGAATAAGATGCGGTCGTTTAACTCATTCGCAGCCTTCAACGTCTGCGGTCCGATTTTGCCGTCAATGGCAACGTGTTTACCTAAATTGTTTAAGGCTTGTTGTAGTGTTATGATTGCGCGGTGCTGACCTGAACCCCAAGCCATTCCCGAAACGATGACTCCAACGGAAAAGCATTTGAATTCGTCACCTTTGCACTTGTCCCAATAGCCTTTCTTGAATATCTTAAACCAGTCTTCTGAGTTCATGTTTAAGAACCGCTCGTCGTTTGTAGTGCCGAACATACCAACCCAAGTGCTGTAACAAATTCCCATGTTTGTGTGGTATTTCTTTCCTTTCAATGGAGTCGGGCAATACATCGCTGAACAAGAGTCCGAAGGGTCAAGGCTTAACCCACCTTCCCAGCGTTTAATAAATTTCACGTAAGTTTCTAGATTCATAAGGTTTTTTTGACTAAAATACACGTTTTTTTAACATCACACAGACAAAAAACACAGTGAGCAGAAACCCTAAAATAACAAATAGTTGTTTAAATTGTCTCACGGGCTTGTTGCGTTGTACTATTCGTTCGCGTTTAACGTCATTTTTAGCCGTTTTAAGCGCGTTTCGTAGTGAGTCCTTATACATTAATCGAATTACTTTCAAACTATCGTTAAATCGCTTGTAATCGTAGCGTATTTCGTAGCGTGTTTTTGGTATGTAGGAAGTCTTGTAGTGAATAATAGTATCTTTTGACGTGATTATTTTCTCCCAATACGTTGTGTCATGTTTCCATATAAGGAAACTATCTACTTTTGTTACCCGGATGGTGTCGCTGATAGTGTCGCACCGATAACCTTTTTTGATTGCTTTGTTGAGGTGGTAATTAACTGAACAACTACACACCAATAGTAAAATAATTAAGTACTTCATTAAAACGAGTCTTTGATTGCTTTGGCTTTTTTGATAAACGACTTAAAACGTGCAATGAAACCTTTGTCGTCCCCGTATTTTCGTCGTATCTTTTCATCAATACTAACCACTTCGATACTGGCAAGGAATAACCCAACCAATTTAGTCAACGTATAGTCAACTGAAAAGACGATTTTAACCATGTCGTTAACCATTGCAAAGTCAATAAGGAAAAATAAGATAACCGCACTTTCGTATGTAATCATTTTACCTACTAACCCCTGACGAAGGCGACGACTTGAAAACTTTTCCGTAGTCAAACGAACCGCGACAAACGTATCTAAAAAAATAGCCAACCCAATGACTAATAAAATAACTTGGATAGGCGCAAAGAACGAATAAACCGCAACAAGTAACGTAATTAAATACTTCATATTTCGTATTTCTTGAGTTCGTTAAACGTCCACTCAATAACCTCATCTTTTGTAAAGGTCGAAACGTAAGTGAACCCATCTAAGTTTACTCCGTAGTCTTGTTCGGGAGTTGAAAGTAAGACATCCACACGGCAAGCCTTTTGTCTTAAATCGTCCGTAATGTATACAACCTCGATAGTTGGGTCTGTTATTGTTTCTTCGAAAAAGATAAATTTATAATTTGCCATAGATTAACTTATTGTAGTTCCAGTTACAGTACACACGCGCACCCAAATTCCCCAAAGGGCAGATATTTTTGATGATGTAGTAAATGGGTTTGGTCCTGCCGTCTCTGTGCTTATTCCATTTGCCCCCGTTTGGTTGGTACTTACCCACATATAACGTCTAGTTAAATTGAATGGTGCGTAATTGTAAAGAAAGCCACCCGGAAAGTTAAAGTTCATGATGTTCATTGCTTCATAAATATTAAACAACTGCCAACCATTCAAGCCGTCAATAGTGCTACTCGTATATTGGGTAAGTTGAGCCGACCAAGTACGTGTAGTTGAATCTCCAAAATAGTAAGCGAGTACCGTTGAGCCGTTAAACGTTGACCAATCAATAGCAACCCCACCGCCATAACCTTGACCGCCGTTTTTATTTGTAAACCTATTCGTGTTTCCGTGAGGGTTATTAAATGGCAAGGTCGTGAAATTCGTGAGCCTTCCGCGTTGCGTAGCACCATCGTCACCCGTTGCATAGGACGTTGTTTGTCCCGTCTTTTGCAAGGTCGCGCCCACGGGCATAAATGAAGACGTATTAATTACTATGTCGACGTGGTCTTGGTTTCCGTTGTGCGTTACGCTTTGCGGTGTTATCGTGCCTCCCGTTTGGTTCTTTAATCGAATATCAAGCGGCTCTTCTGCGTGAATAGTAAATAAGTTACCACCGTTAACCGTTATATCATTGTTTTGAATAATGTACTCAGTGGTAGCGTTTGAAGGTGTGCTTACATTGGCAAGTGTGCCGTCATCTTCTTTTTTAATGTGGACAATTCCGTCGGGGGCTGTTATTGTAGCATTGTCGCCACAGTCAATAGAACCCGAAGTGATTAAGGTAGGAACTGAATTATAAAGGTCGTAGGTTGCAGGTTCACACGCAGGAAGTGTTACAATAATTTCCTCGTCTTGAACGCTTGGGTATGTTTCGTCACTTAATATATTCCCGTCTTGGTCTTTAACTACAAGGTTCACATCGGGCAAAACTAATAACCCACCACTTGCGACAGTTGCCGTGTAACTTCCGTCCGAGTTTTCGACATTTCCGTCTGCGCATTCTACGGGTGTAGGGGTAATCGGTTCCATTGGAATTTCACAAGGTCCATAAGTAGCAACCTCAAAAGTAATACCCATTACC